TGGTCATGAAGCGAGAGAATATCGCTAACAAGGGCATCTGGACTGCTAAGAAAAGATATATTCTTAACGTATGGAATAGTGAGGGTGTCCAGTATGACCAACCCAAACTAAAGATGATGGGTATTGAGGCAGTGAAGTCATCGACTCCTGCTCCATGTAGAAGTGCTATTAAAGAAGCACTAAATGTCATCATGTCAGGAAATGAGTCCGATGTGCAGGATTACATTGATAAATTTAGAAAGGAGTTTGAATCAATGACACCTGAGGAGATAGCATTTCCTCGTGGTTGTAATAACATTGCAAAGAATTCATCCCCTGCTACAATATATGGTAAAGGATGCCCCATGCATGTGCGTGGTGCTCTGCTGTATAATTATTGGGTCAAGAAGAAGAAGTTGACACACAAGTATCCTCTCATTCAAGAAGGTGAGAAGGTAAAGTATGTCATGCTCAACACCCCCAATAAAATCAATGAGAATGTAGTATCTTTCTTCCAAACATTACCACCTGAGTTGGGTTTGAATGGAAGTATTGATTATGATTTACAATTCACAAAGAGTTTCCTCCAACCGTTGCAAGTAATACTTGACACTCTTGGATGGGACGCAGAAAAAACTAACACATTGGAGGCACTATGGAGCTAGATGAATCAAAAGACAAGTGGAATCGTGGAGTAGATTTATTTACTGAATCGGTCTACAAACCAGACGAGAAACTTCGTCAATGTGCTCGTAACCAAGATTGTTACCAAGAGCTTATGGACGTCAGGGATGACGTGCTACAATATTTAAAAACACTTAGATGGAAATGAGTTTTCTAAAAGATATTGTCAAAGAAATTGGCAATGAATATGCAACAGTAGTATCAGATGATGTAGATAACTCATCGTTTGTAGACACAGGTAGTTACATTTTTAATGGACTTGTATCTGGGTCAATCTATGGAGGTATACCTTCTAATAAGATTACTGCTATTGCGGGTGAGTCTTCTACTGGTAAGACATTCTTTTGCTTGAGTATAGTCAAACACTATCTTGAGAAAGATCCAGACGCAGGAGTGATTTACTTTGAATCTGAGTCTGCAATATCAAAAGACATGATTGAGTCTCGTAATATAGATGCCAATCGTATGGTTGTTGTGCCTGTCACTACAGTGCAGGAGTTTCGTACACAATCACTAAAGATTCTTGATAAGTATCTGTCACAACCTGAGGAGAAACGCAAACCTATGATGTTTGTTTTGGATTCTCTAGGTATGCTTTCTACTACTAAAGAAGTAGCAGATGCTGAGGAAGGAAAAGAAACAAGAGACATGACTAGAGCACAGATTGTTAAGTCAATCTTCCGTGTGCTAACCCTTAAGTTGGGTAAAGCGAATGTCCCTCTACTTGTCACAAACCATACATATGATGTAGTGGGTGCTTATATACCTACAAAAGAAATGGGTGGAGGCAGTGGTCTTAAATACGCTGCAAGCACAATCATCTATCTTTCTAAATCAAAAGAGAAAGATGGTAAAGAAGTGATTGGTAATTTAATAAAATGTAAAACAGCTAAGTCGAGGTTAACAAAAGAAAATGCACTTATTACTACTAGACTCTTCTACGATGAGCGTGGACTTGATAAGTACTACGGATTATTGGAGTTGGGTGAGAAATATGGAGTTTTCGAGCGTAAGGGAAACCGTATTGTTGTTGGGGAGTCTAGCGTCTATCCTTCTGCTATTCTCAAGGACCCTGACAAATACTTCACCGAAGGAGTGATGCAGCAACTAGATGATGCTGCAAAGAAAGAGTTTACTTATGGAACTTAGAGAATTTATAAAAGTTTACGATGATATAGTAGACCCTAACGTGTGTAGGAATGCTATAGAATTGTTTAACAAAGACAACTCCGTTGTGCGTCTAGAAAAACCACAGATGTCATCTCTCAACATGACTATCAGGTCTGAAAAAGATAAAGACCATGACTGGAGTGTTGTGCAATCTGAAACTATCAGGGCAATCAGAGCATGTGCACAGCAGTATGCTATGGAAGTCAAGGTAGATAAACTGTGGCCAACAGAGAATAGTCTAGAGCAAATCAAGATGCACAAATTCTCTGCAGAGGATGGAGATAGTTTTCCTACACATATTGATGTGGGTAACTATGATTCTGCTCGTAGATTTGCCACCTTTGTTATCTTCCTAAATGATAGTGAGGAGGGAGTTTATTTTGACACTCTAGATTATAAGGTAACTGCGAGGACTGGTAGGATAATGATGTTTCCATCATCATGGCAATACCCATACTCAGATTTACCACCTTCAACCGATGATAAGTATATGATAACGACATACTTACACTATGTTTGAATTTAATACTCACCCACCAATGGTCTCACATGTGCAAGGGTCACCAGTGTATATCATTGATGATTTCTACAAGTATCCTGAGGAGGTTGAGGATTTATTTTGGAGTAATGAATTAAGATATCATAAGGAAGACGACCCAGGTTACAATGGTAAGTTATTCCATGACATGAGACATCACTTTCCTGATGAAGACCTCTGGGAAGTTGGAGATTATTTACTTGGTATATGTGGTGCAAAATATCATGGGTCAGGTCCTGATTGTCTTAGCAATGTCTTTGAATATGAAGGCACAGACCATGTAGATAACTACTGGTATCCACATCTAGATGCAGGGTATACAGCACTGATATATTTTGAGGGCACAGGCACTAACCTATACGCTACACCTAATCCTTTTGAAGTTGAAGACATAAAGTCAATACCAGAGCATGTTAGACCATGGCGGTCTAAAGAAGATTATGAATTACTGTTGACATTCGAGGGAAAGTACAATAGACTCGTATTATTCAACGGAAAGAAATTTTATCACGGAGCAGACATTTACTACTCCCCAGTCAAACGTTTCAACCAAGTCTTGTTTTTCACAGATGACCCTTAAGATAGAAGAAGTATCACTAAGCAAACTTATATTAAATGAATCTTATACAAGAAAGGTTTTACCTTTTATAAAGCCAGAATATTTTGATGTCTTTACTAACCGTCTCCTCTTCGAGACCCTCAGTGAATACGTTAGTAAGTTTGATACCACACCTGAGCCTAATGCTCTTAAGATTGAAGTAGAAAAGAGAAGAGATATAACTGATGATACCTATCAAGAGATTGAAAAGTTTCTAGACAACCTTGATAGAGACCATTACAATGATGAATGGTTAATTGACACAACAGAAAAATGGTGTAAGGAGCGTGCTATATACTTAGCACTGATGGAGTCCGTTAAGATTGCTGACGGACAAGATAAAACACGTACAAAGGATGCTATACCTAGCATCATGTCCGACGCACTAGGTGTGTGCTTTGATGAATCCGTCGGACATGATTACATTTCAGACTCTGATGACAGATACGATTTCTACCATAGAAAAGAAGAAAAAGTCCCATTTGATTTGGACTACCTTAACAAAATTACCAAAGGTGGTCTCCCTAATAAGACTCTCAACATCGCTCTTGCTGGTACGGGTGTCGGGAAGTCTTTATTCATGTGCCATGTCGCTAGTTCCTGTCTCTTACAGGGGCGCAACGTTCTCTACATTACATGTGAAATGGCAGAGGAGAAGATTGCAGAGCGAATTGATGCCAACCTCCTCGACATCCCTATCCAACAACTCCAAGACCCCTTACTGACAAAACAAAAGTATCGTGCTAAGATAGATGAGTTAAAGAAAAAAACACAGGGTAAACTTGTTATTAAAGAATACCCTACTGCCTCTGCACATGTAGGTCACTTCAAGTCATTATTAAATGAGTTGTCATTGAAGAAGGGATTCCATCCTGAGATTATATTTGTAGACTATCTAAACATATGTGCTAGTAGCAGATACAAAGGCACTATTGTAAACTCATACACATATGTAAAAGCAATAGCAGAGGAGTTACGTGGACTAGCAGGAGAGTATAATGTGCCTATCCTATCTGCTACACAGACAACTAGGTCTGGTTATGGTAACTCTAACGTAGAGATTACTGACACCAGTGAATCATTTGGTCTTCCTGCAACTGCTGACTTAATGTTTGCTCTCATATCAACAGAAGATATGGAAGAGTTGAATCAAATTATGGTCAAGCAGTTAAAGAATAGATATAATGACCCTACTGTATACAAGAGATTTGTATTAGGTATTGACAGACAGAAGATGAGGTTGTATGATTGTGACCAGAATGCACAACAAGACATCATTGATTCTGGTATCGAACCTAAATCTTTCCATCCACCCCAAAGTAAATCTAAGTTTGATTTAACCACTGGGACTGAAAAACAATTTGACGATTTTAAAATTTAATGGCTGACTTTACTAACCAATTTGACCCCAAGAAGGGTGACCAAGATGCTGCTGCAGAGCGTATCAATAGTGCTGCTAGAGACAAAGTAGATGAAGCACAAGAGAAAGTAAAAAAGACTGAGGAAGATACTGCTAAATCACCCGAAGAAATGGGTAAGAAGATGGGTAGTGCACCCCAGTCTAAGAAGAAACTAG